TAAAGCCAAAAGTGCTTTATCTGAAGTAGATAATATGATAATTTCTATTGATAAGGATCCTGATAAAGAACCAATATGTAAATTTTCATTTGGAGATGAGCATGGACACAACAACCAAATCACATATAATATGTATGGGGATATAAATGTTCAAGAAATGAAATTACCATTTAATTCAAATCTTTTTAAAACTATTTTACAAGCAAATAAAGACATGGTTGAAGGTGTAATGCATTTAAGTTCTAAAGGTTTAATGAAGTTAGAATTTAAAACTGAAGATGGAATTGAAAGTGAATATTTTATGGTACGCAAAGAAAGTACAAATTTTTAAAAATAAATTAAAGTTTTAAAGAAAAAGCACACTAAAGCTTGTTTTATTGAAATATTATTCGTATATTATAATATAAAAAAAAGTTATATGGAAGAAACAAAAAGAAGAGGAAGACCTAAAGGAGGTTCTAAAAATCAACTAGATGTATGTTTAATTAAAGATCCTTTAATGGAGCCTTTCTACATTAAAAAAGACTCTAGAAATTTTGAAGTTATTGAAGTATCAATATCAACTCGTGGTTTTAAAGGTAAAACCACTGAACCAAAAGAAGTTGAAAATACTGTTGGATACTACACTAGTTTTGGAAATGCCTTAAACAGTGTTGCCAGAAATAAATTTTACCAAAATAGGGGTGAATTTTCAACAATTAAATCTTACATTAATTCTTGGAAAGAAGTAAAACAAGGAATTAAAAACCTATTAAACGAAATTGAAATATGAATTTAAAAGCAAAATTTGATGCGGTAATAATTAAACCGCTAGAAGAACAAGAAACCACTTACGGCTCTATCATTGTCCCAGATTTAGATAAAGATCGTAACATTCACGGAGAAGTAGTTGCTGTGGGACCCGGTAAACATAGTGTTACAGGTGACTTTTTAAATACTACAACTCAAGTTGGGGAAATTGTAATTTTACCTACAATGGGTTTTACTAAACTTGAACATGAGGGTGACGAATATTTTATTGGAGCCGAAAATCAAATCCTAGCGGAAGTTTTAAAAGAAAAAAAATAAGAATGAAAAAACAAATTAAAGTAGGAGCTGAAGCTCGAAAAAAACTAGTAGATGGTATCGATACATTAGCAAACGCTGTTGTTTCAACATTAGGACCAAATGGTAGAAATTTTGTTTACACTGATGGCTATAATGTTTTATCAACAAAAGATGGTGTAACAGTTGCAAAACAGATTACAAACATCGAAGATCCATTTGAAGATCTAGGAGTAAATATGTTAAAGCAAGCCGCTATTAAAACCTCTGACAATGCCGGTGATGGGACAACTACTTCAACTTTACTCGCAAGAGAATTAGTAAAAGATGGAATTCAACGTTTAAATGATGGAGCAAACGCTGTTGAAATTAAACGTGGGATTGATAGTGCTGTTGAAACAGTTCTTAAAGAACTTAAATCCCAAGCAGAAAACATCACTTCAGAATCCCAATTAGAACAAATTGCTACAATCTCTGCTAATAACGATCCAAAAGTTGGAAAACTTATTTCAAGAGCAATTGAGAAAGTAGGCAAGGAAGGTGTTGTTCATATTGAAGAATCTAAAACCGGAGAAACATATCTTGAGATTGTAGAAGGATTACAATTTGACCGTGGTTACAAATCACCTTATTTTGTTACAAATAACAACACAATGTCTACCACTTTAAAAGACGCTTATGTATTGGTTGCAGATCATCGTTTTACTCAAGTTAAAGAATTGTTACCAATTTTGGAAGGTGTTTCAAACACAAACAAATCTTTAATTATTATTGCTGAAGATATTGATGGAGAAGCACTTGCTACTTTAATTGTAAACAAAATGAGAGGTACTCTTAAAGTATGTGCTGTAAAAGCTCCTGATTTTGGAGATCGTCGTAAACTTATCCTAGAAGATATTGCAACACTAACAGGTGGGCATGTGTTTGATAAAGATAAAGGTATGAAACTTGACAAATTCAATTGGGAATGGTTCGGTGAAGCTAAAACAGTTACTATAACTAAAGATTCCACTACAATTATTGATGGAGGAGGAAAAGAAGAAGATATCCTCCAACGAGCAGAAGATCTCTCATCACAAATTGATAACTCTGAAACCCCCTTTGAAATGGAAAAACTCCAAGAACGTTTAGCCAAATTTAGTGGTGGAGTTGCTGTTGTCCATGTTGGTGGTTCTACTGAAACCGAAATGAGGGAAACAAAAGACCGTGTAGATGATGCACTTCATGCAACTAAAGCAGCACTAGTAGATGGTATTGTCCCAGGTGGTGGAATAGCTTTACTATATGCTCGAAAATCACTTGAAAGTAAAATTAAGGAAAATATAGACGAGTCTACTAAATTTGGTTACAAACTAGTGTACGATGCTTGTGCTAAACCCTTCCATCAAATTTTATCAAATGCAGGATACTCAGAAGCAGAGGCATCTATGATTGTAATGGTTGATCTTAAAGGTATAAAGGATTTTTGGACAGGATATAATATTAAAAAATGCGCTACAGTTAATATGAAGAAAGATGGTATTATCGATCCTTACAAAGTAACTAAACAAGCACTTTTAAACGCTTCTTCTATTGCAGGTACAATCCTATTAACAGAAGTAATAGCAGTAGATATACCAGAAGAAAATACAACACAACCACAAATGGATCCTTCAATGATGGGGATGATGTAACATGGAAACACAAACAGTAGAACACAATATCCTTATAGCAGAACGCATTAAAGGAAAAGGAGATACTTGGGTTTTAATTGGGGAGGATGTTGAGCATCCTTCCCTTACTGAAACCCTAGAAGCATATTTTCAAAAAACAGGTAACAATGTCCATTTTAGATTAGAACCTTTAAATAGCAAACTTTTTGCTATTAGTAAACAAGAAGAAGAAGTAGTAATAGAACCCCCAAAACATTTTAATATATATGGGGATTATTAGAGCCTTGTAATATTTATCATCATATATAATACTATAAATAAAACCCCCTGAACTAAAGAGATAATTTTAACAAAATGAAATTAACAGATATTTTAAAAGAAGTAGAAGATGAGCAAGGTGGAGAGCAAAAAATGTTGCGAACTGAATTTGATTTAGCCATCCAACCATCATCTATCGAAGATGCTCTTGAGGCGTTGAATATAGTAGATAATTACGGAATTTATGCACAAAACATGCGTAAACCTGACGTTATTAAAAGAGTATTTGGCCCTTCAATTCCTGCTCAAAAAACAAATGCTGCTAAAAGTGATTGGGATGAAAGAACAGATGTAGCAAAAGATGTTAAAATAATAGACATTAAAAAACGTGTTCCCGAAGAATGGCCTATAGCTGTAGAAAAAAATACTGGAAAGTATGAAGATTGGAAAGGTGAAGGAAATGAAGGAGAGTTTGAGGATTGGTTAAAATCCTTACCTGGAAAAGATTTACCAATAGAGTTTTATGGTAAGTATGGTAAAAACTACTTCCCACTAAAAACCCCAGATAACCTAAAAAAATATTCAGGAGTATTAGAAAAAGATATACACTACCAAGTAAAAGATAATTTAATTGTATTCCCTCAAAACTCTTCTCCATTTAACCCTAAACCCTATTTAAAAAAAGTTATAAAAACTATAATGGATAACTCGGGTTTAGAATATAAATTTGTGAATGTTGATAGAGAAGAATCAGAAGGTAATACTTCAACAGTTTTAACTAAACCTGAAAAAATAACCATTCCACCACTATCAACTACTGTAAACACAGCAGATCAAGCAGACAAACTTCGTAAAATGTTTCAAAAACGTTTAGGAGATGTTCCTGGAGCAAAATATGAAGTAGAATCAGCAGGAACAGGAGCAGATAGAAAATACAAATTAATTGTAACTGGAATTTCAGCTGACCAAAGAGCTAAACTCCAACCAATATCTTTTGATTTTAAACAAAATCTTAAAGAATCAGCTAATATTGAACGAAGACAAATGCTAGTTAGAGCAGGAATAATAAAATAACAATATTTATAATAAAATAATAATATGTCAATAGAAAAAGCAAGATGGGCTAAACTAGCAGGTTTACCAAAATCCACCGATAAACAACAACTAGATGAAAATTTCGTTGGAACCCAGATGGTTGGAAATATCTTCGATAGAGAAAAAGAACAATATGAAGACGCTTTCGAACATTTCCTATCAGAAAGATATGAAAAAGAGGAAACTTTAGAGGGTATTGATGAAGGAGGAGATGATACCTACTTTGATTCTGCGGGAAATGAATATCCTAATATCACTCACCCTGGAGCTATAGGAAATACAGGGGATAATATTATAGACCTTACAGATATGCCTTTAGATGATATTGATGAAGATCTTATGCAAACCTCGGATGACCGAAAAAAAGGAGATGTTACTTCTCTAAAGGCCACTATGCTTAGATTAATTTCAGGTAACTCTAGAGAAGAATTTAAAAAGGAAATAGAGGAATTAATAGATGAGATGGATGATGATTCATTTGGTAGTTAATAGTAACTTTTTTAAATAAAATTTTAAAGAAAAGCTTGCCTATCGGCAGGCTTTTTTGTATCTTACATACAAAATAAGTTACATGAAAGATAATACACTCTTTGTAGAACATTATAGACCATCCACTCTAAAAGGATATGTTGGAAATGAACAAATTAAAAACACTATCCAACGATACCTAAACCAGGACGATATTCAAAATTTCTGTTTTTATGGCCCAAGTGGAACTGGAAAAACTACATTAGCTAAAATTATTATTAAAAATTTAAATTGTGATTATCTTTACATAAATGCGAGTGATGAGCGTGGGATTGATACTATCCGAGAAAAAGTAACAGGTTTTGCATCCACAGCATCCTTCAAATCCCTAAAAGTGATTATACTAGATGAAGCAGATTTTCTTACAATCAACGCCCAGGCTTCTTTAAGAAATGTGATAGAAACATTCTCCCGCACCACTCGCTTTATTTTAACTTGCAACTACATTGAAAGAATTATTGACCCAATCCAATCACGTTGTCAAGTTTTAAAAGTTATCCCACCTTCTAAAAAGGAAATAGCTCAACATTTAGTTGGAATTCTAAACCAAGAAAATGTAGAATACCAATTAGAAGATCTAGCAAACGTTGTAACCCAGTTCTACCCTGATCTACGTAAAATGTTAAATACAATTCAACTTTCAATTGTAGATAATAAATTAAAAGTAGATAAAACAGTTGTTGTATCTTCTAGTTACATGAATTCTATCTTAAAAGAACTCAAACAACCCAAACCAAGCTGGACCCAACTCAGACAAATCATATTAGATTCAGGAGTAAAAGATTTTGAAGAAACCTATAGATTTTTATTTGAACATATCTCAAACTACGCACCTGGAAGGGAAGGTACAGTATCTGTAATATTAAATGAACACCTTTACCAAGCAAACTTCAGAATAGATAAAGAAATAAACATAGCATCATGTTTAAGTAAAATAGTAGATGCAATTAAACCACAAGTAATATAAAAACAAACATAAAAAGTTATGATGGAAAATCAACAACCTCAATTAAACATTGACTTAGGAAACACCACTGCCGTAAAAGGATTTGATGGAGGAGTTTTATTTGGTCAAGCAACACTCTTAAGAAAAGTATCAAAATTTGTAGTAGGAGGATCAGAAGATGCTCTCCTCCCAATCCCTGTATTTTATGATTTAGAAACTAAAAAAATTCTATTAGATTCTATTCCAAAAGAATTACGTGAAGAATATAAAGAATATGTCATCGAAGCATAATATAAAAAACATATTTGATTGGTTAAATCATATAACCTACTACAAAACCCCCTCCTCTGAATTTACAGAGGAGGATTGGGGTAAATTTAATTCTTATATGGTTAATCGTTTTGTTTCAATGAATCAAAATTTTGTTGAATTGGTTAACTATGTTCAAACCACCCCATATGAAAGTAAAGAACAACTTTACAACATCTACAAGGAATATATACCTAAAAAGAAAATGTTTTTTAAATATTTAAAGTCTAAACACAAATCACCACCAACCCAACTAGTTGAGACATTCAAGAAATACTTTGAA